CAGTTGGAAGAGGCGAGAAATTGCCAATATCCAAGGGGGCGGGCTTGACTGCCAAAGGCCGTGCTAAGTACAACGCGGCTACGGGTAGTAACCTGAAGGCTCCACAGCCACAAGGCGGCAAACGCAAGGATTCGTTCTGCGCACGCATGTCAGGTATGCCCGGCCCCATGAAAGATGAAAAGGGTAAGCCTACCCGTAAGGCGGCTGCTCTTGCAAGATGGAAATGCTGATATGAACCAAGAAAACGTTGAAACCATAAAGCATGTAGCGGATGGCGTTGCCGCTGTTACGGCTATTGGTACGGTAATGCAACTACTTCCTGCGGTTGCCGCACTGTTTACGATTGTGTGGACAGGCATGCGTATTGTTGAAATGATTGCAGGCAAACCCTTTTCTGAGTTGATTCGCAGGAAAAAAGATGCCGAGTAGTTCTAAAAAACAACACAACTTCATGGCGGCGATAGCGCACAACCCTGCGTTTGCCAAGAAGGTTGGAATACCGCAAAGCGTCGGCAAAGATTTTGACGAAGCTGACAAAGGTAAAAAGTTTGGTTCTGGCGGGCGTACCCGTCCAGATGTTCAGAAGGTGAATAAGCCTAAAACCGATCACGGTAAATCGGCTTTTTTTAATAAAGGTGGTGATACTATGGCAAGCAAAATGAATCCCGGCTTCATGGCAATGATGGCCAAGAAAAAAGCTGGAGCTAAGAAAATGGCTGGGGGCGGTATGCCCATGAAAGATGGCAAGCCTGCGTTTATCGGTGACGGTAAAGGTGCAATGAAAAAAGGCGGTATGGCTGCTGGCGGCTCATTCCGCGCGTCTGCTAATGGTGTTGCTACCAAAGGTAAAACCAAAGGTGCAATGGTTAAGATGAACAAGGGCGGCAAAGCCTGCTAAGGAGTTAATCATGCATAAATCCGGTATAAATAAGCCAGACAAGAAGTCATCAGATCCTGCTGATGTTCCTATGGGTAGTAATAGGCTTTCTCCCGCAGAGCAAGCTAAAGCAATAGCATACGACACTGCAATTGTCCAGTCCCCTTTTACGGTTAAAGACGGCGGTAAAATGTTAAGGCAAGCAGAAGCAAACCTTCGTAAAGACTCTGATGAAGGGCGTTATGCGGTTCCCGGATACGGAGATCAAGGTCAATTTGCTGGTGGTAGTGGTAGTGGTAAACCTAATACAGATGAAGAGTTAACTTCTGGTAGGTCAGCCATGAAAAAAGGCGGTAAAGTCAAGAAAATGTCTTCTGGCGGTTCTGTTAGCTCAGCTTCTAAGCGCGCTGACGGCATTGCCATTAAAGGCAAAACCAAAGGCACGATGATTGGCATGAAAAGCGGCGGCAAAGCCTGTTAAGGATAAATCATGAAACGCAGTGTCAACGAATACGATGAAAATCGTGGCGGCGGTGTTGGAACAAGTATGTTAAAAGAAGCAGCATTGGCAACAGGCACTGCTGCAGGCTTGTACGGAGTTGGTAAAGCGGATCGTGAAATGACCAAACGTGGTGATGAGCGCCGTGAAAAAGAACAGCGGGAAGCGGCTTCTGAAATGAAGCGGGAGTCTCGCGGCGTTAAAAAACCGGCCAACTTTGATGCACTTGAAGAATCCAAACAAGACGCTAAAGATGCTGCTGCTCGTAAAAAAATCAGCGACATGGGCTATAAAAATGGCGGTTCTGCGTCTTCTCGTGCAGATGGTATTGCCGTTAAAGGTAAGACCCGCGGAAAGATGTGCTGATATGGCAACCGCAAAACCCGCAACTACCGTAGTTAAGTCTTTAAAGAAGGCTGGGTTTTACGGCGCAAATGAACCTAAACGACTGGCTATTATTAACAAAGTTACAACCAAACCACAGCGGATAAAGATGGTTGATAAGATGTTTCTAGCCAAAAAAGTTAAAGGCGGTAAAAGATGATAGCTAGCCGTGGAATGGGAGCCATCTCCCCTAGTAAAATGCCCAAAGGTAAGCGTAAAGCTCGTCGGGATGATACTGACTTTACGCAATACGCCGAAGGCGGTAAAGTAAAATCCAAGGTAAATGAGGCTGGCAATTACACCAAGCCCGGTTTACGTAAACGGATTTTTAACAGCGTCAAAGCTGCTGCCATCGTAGGCACTGGCGCGGGTCAGTGGTCAGCGCGTAAAGCGCAGGTCATGGCTAAACGATACAAAGCCGCAGGCGGTGGGTACCGTGACTAAGTGGTCTGACAAGCGCAAGAAAGCCATAAACTGTGATGCCCCAAAAGGTTTCTCAGAAAAGGCGCACTGCGCCGGGAAGAAAAAAATGGCCGGTGGTGGATTAGCTAAACCGCAACAGTCTTTGAAAGACTGGGGCAAACAAGATTGGACAACCAAAAGTGGTAAAAAATCTTCTGACACTGGTGAACGATACCTTCCAAAAGCTGCGATCAAAAGTCTTAGCGCTAGTGAGTACGCTGCGACGACCAAAGCCAAGCGAGCCGGAAAAGCCGCCGGTAAACAATTCGTAGCACAACCCAAAACGATTGCAAAGAAAACGGCAGGATTTAGATAATGGCAACTACTTCGGGCGCATCCAGTTTTAATCTCCAACTCGACGAATTGGTTGAGGAGGCGTTTGAACGCGCTGGTGGTGAGATGCGTACTGGCTATGACCTGCGCACTGCTCGTCGTAGTTTGAACATTATGTTTGCAGACTGGGCCAATCGCGGCATCAATATGTGGACTATGGAGCAGGGTGAGATCACTCTTGTTCAGGGCCAGAATACGTACGCCCTGCCAGACAGTACAGTTGATTTAATTGAGCATGTTATTCGTACGCAGCCTAACGCAGTTAATACACAGGCCGACTTAACAATTACACGTATTAGTGTTTCTACGTACGCTACGATCCCCAACAAGATTCAGCAAGCCAGACCAATTCAAGTCTGGATTCAACGATACAACGGCCAGAACTCTCCTATTTCTGCAACGCTTACAACAACGATTACGTCTACCAGCACATCAGTTGTATTAAGTGATGTGAGGGGTTTGCCAGCAACTGGCTTTATTAAGATTGATAACGAGATCATTAACTACGGATACATCACTCAAACCGCAAACGCCAACACCGGCACGCTGTTTAGCTGCTCCCGTGGTCAGCAAGAAACGATTGCTGTAGGACATACCGCTGCGGCTACTGTGTACTGGGCACAGGTTCCGGCTATTACAGTCTGGCCAACTCCTGATGGGTCACAGCAGTACACGTTTGTTTACTGGCGTTTACGCCGCACGCAAGACGCGGGTGGTGGTGTTAACGTGATGGACGTACCGTTTAGATTTATTCCCTGTTTGGCCGCTGGCCTTGCTTACTATTTAGCATTGAAGATTGCCGGTGGCGCTGAGCGCTTACCCGTATTAAAACAACAGTATGACGAAGCTTGGGAGTTAGCTGCGTCTGAAGACCGAGAGAAAGCGGCTATTCGCTTTGTGCCTCGACAACAGTTTATTGGCGGGGGCTCCTAGTGGGTAATCGGTTTGCTTCTGGCAAAAACAGTATTGCTATGTGCGATAGGTGTGGCTTCCAGTACAAATTAACAGCGCTTAAAAAAGAGATTCAGAAGACTAAGATATATAACCTGCTTGTGTGCCCTCAGTGTTGGGATCCCGATCAGCCGCAGTTGCAGTTGGGTATGTACCCAGTTGATGACCCGCAAGCAGTGCGTAACCCACGTACAGACTCAACGTATGTCACAGCGGGCGTAAATACTGCTGGTAGTCCGACTGGGGGTTCGCGGGATATTCAGTGGGGCTGGAACCCAGTAGGTGGGGCTAGCTATTTTGATGTAGGTATGACACCAAACTACTTGGTGGCAACGGCATTTGTTGGTACAGTTACGGTAACAGTTACTTAGGAGTTAGTTATGAAAGATATGACACAAGACAAAAAGATGGTGAAGTCTGCCATTGGTAAGCACGAGAAAAACATGCACCCCGGCAAAAAGCCTACAAAGCTTGCCAAGGGTGGTAAGACTAATGAAATGATGATGCAATATGGTCGCGGTTTGGCCAAAGTTGCTAATCAAAAAGGGGGCTAATCATGGCTAAATTTAGCAAAAAAGTTATGGGCAAAGAAGTTGGCGACGCCGCTACTTATGCTGCACCGCACAAAATGAATGGTAAGGCTCTAGTGATGTCAGAGAACCCCGGCAAAGACTCTAGCATTAGTAGTCTTAGCACCATGAAGATGAGCGTTGGCGTCATTAACAACGGTCAGAATGAAACTAAAACATCCGGTATTGTTACCCGTGGTAACGGCGCGGCAACCAAAGGCACAATTGCCAGAGGCCCGATGGCATGAATTACACCGCACTCAGCAACGCGATCCAAGCGTACACGGAGAACACGGAAGCAGATTTCGTGGCTAATATCCCCGTGTTCGTTACGCAGGCTGAGCAGCGTATTTATAACTCGGTTCAGTTTCCGTCTATTCGCAAGAACGTAACAAGCACTATTGCGGTAAATACAAAGTATCTAGATTGCCCTCTTGACTTTTTGGCTGTGTATTCTATGGCGGTCATTGACGCTAGTGGTAACTACGAGTACTTGCTTAACAAAGACGTTAATTTTATTCGTCAGGCGTATCCACAGCCCACAGATAAAGGCACGCCTAAGTACTACGCACTGTTTGGCCCGACGGTATTAACTTCTGTAATTTATGACGAGCTTTCGTTCATAATTGGCCCGACAGCCGATGCAAGTTATGGTGTTGAGTTGCACTATTACTACTACCCAGAATCCATTACAGTGGCCGCAGATGGTCAGACATGGCTAGGTGACAACTTTGACTCCGTGCTGTTGTATGGCTCGCTTGTTGAGGCTTACACCTACATGAAGGGTGAGGCTGACATGATGGCGCTGTACAACGGCAAATATCAAGAAGCACTTGCATTGGCTAAACGTCTGGGTGATGGTATGGAGCGTCAGGACGCTTACCGTTCTGGTCAGTATAGACAGGCGGTGACCTGATGGCTATTGTCCAAACCCAGACCACATCGTTTAAAGCAGAGCTTTATCAAGGCATACATGACTTGACTACGGATGTCATCAAGATTGCTCTGTACACGGCCTCCGCTAATTTGAACGAAGACACAACTGTGTACAGCGCGACCAACGAAGTAGCTAATACAGGCACTTACTCTGCTGGCGGGGCAACATTAACACCCATCACGGTAGCATCTTCAGGGTACACGGCCTATGTCGGGTTTCCTAATATATCTTGGACTGCCGCATTAACTGCAAGATGCGCCCTAATTTATAACTCTAGCCAAGGTAACAAATCCATAGCTGTGTTGGACTTTGGGTCTGACAAAACATCCACCGTTACATTTACAATTACAATGCCCGCAAACACCGCTACGGCGGCTCTTATTAGGAGTTCAAATTGATTACCACAACCAAAGGTGATATGGACGAATCATTGCTTGAAAAGCGTGA